GCAGCAACGCTATTGATGCTGTCAGATGGCACAAAGCTATATAAAGACGAACTAAAGGCTGACGAGCTTGAAATGATGGCTGCTAACGGCATTATTGTTGTTGATGAACGTGAGTCTTACAAAAAAATTATTAAGTGGTGCAAGTTAACCGCAATGGAAGTGTTAGAAGAAAGTGAGTGGCCTGGGCGTTATATTCCTGTCGTTCCTGTATATGGTCAAAGGTTATTTGTTGATAGCAAGCGCAAGAAATATGGCTTGGTACGCATGGCTAAAGACCCACAGCGTATGTATAACTTTTGGCAGACAAGCCTTACCGAGTCAGTAGCATTAGCCCCTAAAGCTAAATGGTTGCTGGCTGAAGGTCAGGACGAAGGGCATGAAACTGATTGGGCAAACGCTAACATTAAGTCATTCCCTGTCTTGCGCTATAAACAGACTGACATTGATGGCCGCCCTGCGCCTGTGCCAGTTCGCCTACAGCCTGAACCCCCACAAGCGGGAATCATGGCCGCGGCTATGGGCGTGGACAACGACATTAAAAACATTATGGGCGTGTTTGACCCGGCACAACTTGGTCAGGGCAACATTTCAGGCAAAGCATTAAATGGTCAGCAACAACAAGTTGACTTAACAAACTTTGACTATTACGACAATTTAACCCGTTCAATCAATCACATTGGCAAAATTTGCTTAGACCTTATTCCTAAGATTTACGACACAGAGCGTGTCATGCGAATCATTGGGGACGATGGCAAGCCAGAACTGTTGACAATCAACCAGCGTGACTCTGTTGGCCGCGTTTTAAACGACATTAGCGTGGGTCAATATGATGTGGTGATGGAGACAGGGCCGGGCTACAACAGCAAGCGCCAAGAAGCTGTGGACAATATGCTTCCCCTGCTGTCTGCCGCACCAGAATTGATGCAAGTGGCTGGCGACTTGGTGTTTAGAAACATGGATTGGCCGGGCGCGGACATTATCGCTGACCGCCTTGCCGCGGCTAACCCAATGGCTCAAATTGACGATAAGTCTAAAGTGCCGCCACAAGTACAAATGCAATTGGCTATGTCGCAGAAACAGATTCAGGAACTTACACAAGCGGTTCAAGCCAGAGACATGATGCTACAGAGCCGCATGGACGTTGAGCAATTGCGACAAGACTCCGAAACTAAGCGCACCCTGATGAAAGAAACAGGCAGAGCAAATGAAGCTGAAGTTCGTGAACAAAGTGACCGCGCTGAAATGCAAATGCGCGTTCAGGGTCAAGCAAACGATACGGTCATTAGGACACAGACACAGCTTGAGATTGAGCGCATGAAACAAGAAATTGCTTTGTTGTTGGCGCAAGTGGACAAAGGTGCGTTAAATACAGCCAATGCAGAAGCAACAGAACGGGCTATTTGACAATTTAAAATTATGTGGTAAAAACCACTAAACCGTACCTATGAGGTTCATAGGGTTAAATCGTTGGGAAACGTATGTCCGAAAAAGAAGCAAGTCAAGTATTGACTAGCGAAAATGCGGCAGAATTTTATGCAAACAGATTAGGTTTAGCTGAATCTCCAGAGGGTACTGAGGCAGTTGAGGAAACTCCTGAGCCAGAATCCGAGGAATCACAGAGTGAACCGAAAGAGGCAGAAAAGGAAGCAAACCAAGAGGGTGAGCGTAAGCAAAATCCTAAACTTGAAAAGCGGTTCTCAGAGATAACCAAGCAACGCGAGGAAGCTAGGCAAGAAGCCCAGCGGGAACGCCAAGCTAGGGTAGATTTAGAACAGCGTTTGGCGGCAATGGAACAGCAGAGACAGCCTCAACAGCAGTCTTATGTTGATCAAGAGCCACAACCAAGCCAGTTTGCTGATGCGTTTGAATATGCGAAGGCTCTAGCTGAGTTTTCGACAGAAAAGGCGTTAGCAGAACGGGATAGGCAAGTAGCACAGCTGAGAGAACAAGAAGCGCAACAAAAGATTATTCAATCTTGGGCGCAGAAAGTTCAGGAAGCGAAAGCAGACTTGCCCGATTTTGATGATTTGGTCGCGTCTAGTGACGTAGTTGTAAACAACGCAGTCAGGGACGCAATTCTGGAGAGTGATGTAGGCCCAAAAATCCTGTATCACCTAGCTGAAAACAATGACCTAGCCAAAAGAATCGCCAGCTTGAGTCCAAATGCCGCGCTTAGAGAGATTGGGAGACTAGAAGCAAGGTTTGACGTGAAAACCGATACCAAGCAGACAGCCCCTGTTGTTAGAAGTAAAGCACCAGCACCGATTCAACCGATTCGCGGTGGTCAAGGTCAAGCTGATGTTCCCATGTCCGCTAATGGCGAATGGCATGGAAGCTATCAGGCTTGGAAATTGGCTCGCAAAGCGGGGAAAATTCGGTAAACCTAATCTATTTGGAGTCCTAAAATGGCTAATAATTTATTGACGATAAGCAAGATCACCAACGAAGCGTTGATGGTTTTGGAAAATGAGTTGACTTTCACTTCTGAAGTTGACCGTAACTATGATGACCAGTTCGCGGTTGTCGGTGCAAAGATTGGTAACACAGTCAATGTCCGCAGACCCGGCCGTTTCATCGGTACTACTGGCCCTGCGCTGAACGTAGAAGATTTTAACGAGACTTCAGTTCCCGTTACTTTGACTACACAGTTTCACGTTGATACACAATTCACAACACAAGACTTGGCTTTGTCCTTGGATATGTTCTCTGACCGCGTGTTGAAGCCAGCTATTGCCGCTATTGCCAACAAGATTGACCGTGACGGTTTGTCTATGGCTACCCTGCAAACTGCCAACATCGTTGGTACAGCTGGAACACCGCCCACAGGCTTAATCACATATCTGACTGCTGGCGCTTTCCTTGATTCTGAAGGCGCACCCCGTGATGGCCGCAGATCATGTATCGTTGAGCCTTTCACATCAGCAACCATTGTTGACAGCTTGAAGGGTTTGTTTGTTCCCTCTGACCGTATTGGCACACAGTACGAAAAGGGTTTGATGGGACGCGACTCCGCTGGTATGAACTGGAAGATGGATCAGAACGTGGTAAGCCAAACCTTTGGCTCATTTTCTGGAACTGCTGTCTGTTCAACAACTGTTGCGGCTGGCTTCCTATCTACTGGTTGGGCATCATCTAGCACCATTACATTGACTGCAACTAATACAGTTACGCTCAATGCTGGTGATGTGTTCCAAATCGCTGGCGTGTTTGCGGTTAACCCCCAGAACCGTCAAGCGTATGGCACTAACAAACTGCGTAATTTTGTCGTTAAAACTGCTGTAACAGGCACAAACGGCACAATGCAAGTTGTGGTTAGCCCTGCTGTAATTAGTGCTGGTCAGTTCCAAAACGTGTCGATTCCCACAACCACTACAACAGCGGCTGTGACTTTCTTCAATTCGGCTGGTACTGTGTCACCACAAAACATCATCATGCACCGCAATGCGTTCACGATGGCTTGTTGTGATCTTGAATTGCCAGAGGGAGTCCACTTTGCTGGCCGCGCTTCTGACAAAGAAATCGGGCTGTCCATGCGTGTAGTACGTCAGTATACAATTAACAACGATTCCATCCCAACAAGGTTGGATGTACTCTATGGTTGGGCCCCACTCTACCCAGAGTTGGCTTGCCGCGTAGCCGCCTAATGGTCATGGGGGGTTTAAACGCCCCCCGTCATTAACTTAATTTAAGGAAACATATCATGGCAAATCCCGGCCCATCAAGTACCACAACGATTCACCCAAGTAATTTGGCATCTAACCAAGCAATTCGTCTTTTAGGCGTTGCAACTGGTGTGAGCGTCAATGCAACTGGTGATCAAGCGGTCATTGCAATCAACAATTCCACAAACTACTCTGTTAGCAACGTGGTTTTCACTAACGCTTCAATTTCATTATCCTCTGCCGCGGCTGGTCTGTTTACAGCCCCTAGCGCTGGCGGTACTGGAATTGTTGCTAATGCGGCTTTGTCAGGATTGACAGCCTCAACAGTAGTGTCACAACGCACCGTTGCATCTACCGCAATTCAATCAGCCCAAAACCTGTATTTGAATGTCGGTACTGCTCAAGGCGCGGCCGCCACAATGGACGTTTATGTCTATGGCTACGACTTCAGCACATTCAGCTAAATCCTGATGTGATGTAAGAAAGAGCCACTCTTAACAGGGGTGGCTTTTTCTTTATTTGGCGTTACAATTTAATCATTCTCTAAAGGAATTATCATGCCCTCTACGACTATTACCCGTGGCAATGCTTTGCAAACATTTTATGTTGGCCCGTCTTTAACCCCTGCCGCGGTTGCCACAGCTACCACAGCGGCTCAAACATTCACCGTTCCCGGTCTTTTGTCAACAGATTACGTCATGGTATCTTGTCAAGCGGCTCAAACTGCGGGTGTTTTTATTGCTGACGCACGTTGTTCTGCTGACAATACATTAAGCATCCAATTTGGAAATGTCACCGCGGGATCATTAACCCCTACCGCTGGCACATACATTGTGGATGTGATTCGTTTTGAAGGCCCATTACCCACAACGGCTGGTTAATCATGTCTAATACAACGGTCTTACGTCCCGTAGGAGTTACAACCGCTATTTCGGTGGGTGCAACTTCTACTGCCGCAACGCTGATTACTGCAAGCACCAATGACCAAGTTAACTACGCCTCTTTCATCAACACGGGTGCTACCTATGTTGCTGTAAACCTTGGCAATGCTAACGTGGGTGTGGCTGTTTTGCCCGTCAGCGCCTCAACCACAGGGAACTTTGTGTTACCCGCTTCAATGACAGTTCCAATTGTCTTGGCAGTACCCGCAAGCCCTTATTACGTCCGCATGATTGGTTCGGCCGCTGGCCCATCAATTGTTTATGTGACCCCTGTTGGCGATCAAAGCTAAAGGAAAAAACCCATGTCAAGCGCTAATTCTGTTGCAAACACATCTTCTACAAACATAGTCCCTGTGCAAGCTGAGTTTAATTCAGCAGGCGTTTGCGTGGGTTTAGTTGGGCCGGGCGGGGCTTACTTTAGCCCCCCTCTAACTGGCTCAACCATTGATAACACCGTCATTGGCGGCACAACCCCCGCGGCTGTAACGGGAACAAACATTCTTGCGTCAAGCGAAATTGGTTACAACGCAACGGCTCAAGGGACTGTTACCCAAGCAACTAGCAAAGCCACAGGCGTGACTTTGAATAAGTCTAGTGGTCAGATCACCATGAATGCCGCTTCATTGGCGGCTGGCACAACGGTTTTGTTTACTTTGACAAACAGCACAATAAGCGCCAAAGACGTTTTAATTGTGAATGTGGGTAGCGGTGGCACTTCAGGCGCTTACTGGCCTTACGTTGCTAACGTAGCCGCTGGAACTGCTGTCATTGGTGTTTACAACAATACGGCTGGCGCTTTGGCTGAAGCCAT